ATTATGTTGCCGTATCTAAAGCCAGCGGAAACACAAGAATGTATATTAACGGCACACAAACTGGATCCACTTATGTTGATTCCAACAATTACGGCACTGCAAACCCGTTTGCTGTTGCAGACTATGCGTTTCCATTGGCTGGCGGCACGGTAAATGGTTATTTCCAAGACGTTCGTATCACTAAAGGCGTGGGCCGTACAATTACTGCCTCGCCAACAGCACCATTCCCAACGAGGTAACCATGCAAATCGCTAACCAAGACCTCATCATCAAAGACCACACTGAGTGGTTCCCCAACACCTCCTTCGGTGAGCGTGGGCCGTCTGTGGATTGGATCAAGTCCGAGGGCTACTACATCATCTCGGCATGGAAACCATACGACCACGCAACAGAGAAGCTGGTACCTGCCGCGCCTCATCTGCACGACGATATGTGCTGCATCGTTGACGTTGAGCCACTTACCCAAGAGGAGCTTGACCAGCGCGTAGTAACACAGTGGCAGGTGGTCCGTAGCGGACGCAATCAGATGCTCAAAGATACGGACTGGACTCAGGTGTTGGACTCACCCGTTGACAAACCAATTTGGGCAACCTACCGGCAAGCTCTACGAGATATTACTGTCCAAGCCGACCCGTTTAATCTAAACTGGCCTTCGGCTCCCGGCACCCCGGTTGTAGTGTCAGTAACTCTGCCTCCGATCCTCGGGCATAGCGAGATGTAATGGCCGCGTTTCAATACGGTGCGTTTGAAGAAACCGCTTTTGATGTAAATAGCGGCGTATCCGTAACAGGCGTTTCTGCTACTGGGCAGCTTGGCAGCGTAACTGTAGCTGCCGCTTCATCCACGACTGTAACCGGGGTTAGTGCTACTGGTCAGCTAGGGACTGCTACTGTCGTAATTTCTACGATAGCTTCTGTATCTGGAGTATCTAGTACAGTCACGCTCGGCACTGCCACTGTTGGCGTTTCGGTGTCTTATACCCCTACCGGGGTAGTTTCAAACGTTCAACTTGGGGATATACAAGCCTACGGTCCCCCCGCGTTTGATGGCAATGCGTTTGAATACACCGCATTCTATGCAACGATTAACGGCGCGGCTGTTAATGGTGTAGTTGCCTCGTGCCAAATCGGCACTGTAGTTATTAGTACTAGCTCTGATGTTACTGTTGCAGTAACTGGGGTTTCCGCTACTGGGCAGCTTGGGACCGTAACGGTAGTCGCGGCTGCTTCTGTCACTGTAAATGTTACCGGCGTATCCGCAACTGGGCAGCTTGGGACCGTTACAGTTGTCATTCCAGCTTCTATCCCCGTAACTGGTGTCTTTGCAACAGGTCAGGTTGGCACGGTTACTGTTGCTGGTTCTGATGCTGTTACCGGGGTCTCGGCCACCGGTCAGATTGGTTCCGTCTTGGTCAGTTTTCCGATTTCTGTTCCCGTAACCGGGGTCTTTGCAACAGGTCAAACCGGTTCTGTTGTTGTAGGATTCAATCAAATAGTGTATGTTTCCGGGGTACAAGCCACCGGATTTGTCGGGTCCGTTAACATTTGGCAGTTGATTAACACGCAACAAAACGCCAACTGGATAGATGTCCCAACCATACAAACGTCCAATTGGACTCAAATAGCTGCGTAAGGAATATTCATGGCAACTCCGCTTCTCGGTTTAGCTCTCCCAACGACCGGCTCTTTAACTGGTGAATGGGGTAATACGGTTAACAACGCGATCACATCCCTTCTTGACACAGCAATTGCGGGTACCACAACCCTCTCAGCCGACATTGACGTTACGTTAACGACTACAGAAGAAGCAGCAAACCAAGCTAGAGCAGCAATAATTCGTTGGACGGCTGCTGGAACAACAACGCGAAACATCACCGCCCCGGCTCAAAGTAAAGCATACATTGTCATCAATGCTAGCGGTACGCAGTCAATTGTTCTTCGTGGCGTTGGCCCCACCACTGGGGTTACGATTATTGCTGGAGAGAAAGCACTCTGCGCGTGGAACGGTTCCGACTTTGTTAAGGTATCAACCACTGTAAGTTCGGGAGTAACATCGGTTGGTGGTACTGGCACGGTTAGCGGTCTTACCCTTAGCGGTACGGTTACTAGTACTGGGAACTTAACTCTTGGCGGCACAATCTCCGGGACGGGAACGGGTTCTGTAGTTCTTGCAAATAGCCCAACGCTCATTACTCCTGCGCTTGGTACTCCAGCTTCTGGAAACTTTAGTACTGGGACTTTTACTTGGCCGACCTTTAACCAAAACACGAGTGGCACCGCTGCAAACATTACGGGTAACTTGGCGGTCGCTAACCTTAATAGTGGAACTGGCGCATCTGCTACTACATTTTGGCGTGGTGATGGAGTTTGGGCTACACCTGCTGGTGCGGGTGATGTTTCTGGCCCAGCCTCTGCGACCGACAACGCAATTGCAAGATTTAATCTTACAACTGGAAAAATAATACAGAATAGCTTGGTCACAATTGCTGACGATGGCGCAATTACTGCTCCACAAGTTGGGAGCATGATTCCTTTTTATTATGCTAATCAAGCGGCTTTTCCATCTGCGGCTACTTCTCACGGTGCTTTGGCTCACAGTCATGCAGATGGGGCAATGTTTTTTGCTCACGGGGGTAGTTGGGTCAGAATATTAGATAATGGTGGGCCATTAGGTACGCCATCGAGCGGTGCCCTAACAAACTGTACAAGTATTCCTGTCAATCAAGCGACTGGCAATCTGCCGGTTACAAACCTCAATAGCGGAACGGGTGCAACAAGCTCAACCTTCTGGCGCGGCGACGGTTCTTGGGCTACTCCGGCTGGTGGGGGCGGTGGTTCACCTGCCGGTTCAAATACTCAAGTCCAGTACAACGATAACAACTCCTTCGGTGCTTCTTCCGCGCTTACATTTGATGGTGCAATACTAACTGTTAATGGTGTTAAGGTAGGTCGAGGCGCTAGTGCTATAGCCAGTAATACCGCAGTCGGTGACGGTGCATTAATCAGTAATACTACGGGCACTAACAATACCGCTGTAGGCTCTGGTGCAGGGTATTCTATAGCTGGTGCGGCAGAAAATTCGTATTTTGGATATAGGGCTGGATATTCACACGCAAATTCTGGAAATTATAATACAGCAGTTGGTTCAAACGCATTAAGCAATGGTATAGCCCCAAATTTTTCTGTAGCAATTGGATATAATGCTTTATCTAATACTAGTGGGAGTCAAAATGTTGCAGTTGGAGCGACAACGTTGCAATTAGTGACAAGCGGGGGCTCTAATACTGCAATAGGGACCGGAGCCTTAACCAACGCAACCACATCAGATCAAAATACTGCTGTGGGAAACGTTGCTGGCTCTAGCATCACCACCGGCTCTAACAATACATGTATCGGATATCAAGCCGGTACTGACGCGGTAAGGAATATTACGACTGACAGCAACCGAGTTGTTATGGGCAATAACAACGTTACCAATGCTTATATAAAAGTTTCTTGGCAAACGGTTTCTGACGCTAGGGACAAAACTTCTTTCGCCCCAGTGCCTCATGGGCTAGCGTTCGTAAATTCTTTGGTGCCGACTGCGTATCAATTCCGCGTATCTCGTGAAGACGAAACCCCGACTGGGCCGATTCGATACGGGTTCAAAGCACAGGACATCCTAGCTGCTGAAGGACCGAACCCAGTCATCATTGACGATAGCGAACCCGAGCACTTAGGTTACAACCAAGACTCCATGATCGCTGTACTCGTCAACGCAATCAAGGAACTCAAAGCTGAACTTGACTTGGTGAAGGCCGAGCTTGCCGCTAAGTAATTTTCCTGTCTTGTACGAACCGTAAAATCACTGCGGGCACTTGCCCACTAACTACTGGAGTTTTTCATGAAAGACCAGATTATTGATATTCTTGAAGGTTCTGAGCCAATTGACGCTCTGAACACTTTGTTCTCGGCTGTGTTTGCTGTTGCTACCGCTAATGGCGTTAGCGAGTTTACTCTTAGCTCCCTTTTTTCTTCGCACATCGAAGCTCAGTTTGAAATCGCTGCCGCCGTGCTTGCGGAAGAAGGCGAGGCTGAAGAATCGGAAGAAGACGAGCAGACCGACAACTAAGGTCCGGCCCCGGTGCAACCCACCGGGGTTTTTATATGCTGTTCTGCGCTATCTGCCGTGGAGAGTTTCTCCGAGAAGACCTGACCATTCACGGACGCAAGGACTATTTTCTCTGTAGCAAGTGCAAGTCAGACGTAAACCGTCTTGACCGTTTTGGGCTATCCCCGTCAGATTATGACTTCCTGTTGAAACTTCAGGGGTATAATTGCGCTATATGTAACAGCCCCCTCAAGCTCAAGCAGTACAAGTTTGCAGTAGACCACTGCCACGACTCTGATGATGTTCGTGGGATTTTGTGTGTGCGGTGTAACACCGCGCTAGGTAGCTTCGATGATGACCCGGATATGATTCTGCGAGCCGCAGAATACTTGAACAACCCGCCAGCCTTGGGTAGAGTCAAGAAACATGACGGGCGCAAAAAAGTAACCTTCCTGCGGAACGAGTATACAAGGATGCATGGTGATGGCTAATTTTGAACAAGCCTTTGAAAAAATGATCCGTGACGAGGGTGGATACCAATTAACCAACATTCCGGGTGACCGGGGAGGACAAACATATGCAGGTATCGCAAGAAAGCAAAATTCAGACTGGGAAGGGTGGCAGTACATTGATCGCAAGGATTTCGGATCGGCTACTCCTCTGGTTCGTGAGTTTTACAAGTCTAATTTTTGGGATCGCGTCAGAGGTGACGAGCTTAAGGAACAAGCTATTGCGGAAACCATCTTCAACTTTGCCGTCAACACCGGAGTCCGGATCGCCTCCAAGCTCGCCCAGCTTATCGTCGGAACAACGCCAGACGGAGCAATCGGACCAAAAACCCTTGAACGGTTAAACATTTGTACGGTAGAAAAATTCCTTCCTGCCTATGCCCTTGCTAAGATTAGCCGGTACGCGCAGATCTGCAACAAGGACAGATCTCAGTCCAAGTTTTTGCTTGGCTGGATCAACCGTACATTGTCTGGGCTAAAGTAATGGATTTGATTGGAATAGGATCAATCATTGAAGGCGTTGGCAAGGTTGCGGACTCGCTATACACAACGGACAAAGAACGCCTCGAAATGGCGTTGGAAGAGCGCAGGCTTGACCTTG